TATAGGAATTATACTATTCTTTTATATTTTGTTCGTCCATGAAAGAATTTTTGTTTCCTTCCATCAAACTTTCTTTTTCTTGATCCAACGTTTTTAACAAATCTGTCAGCCCCTTAATAGACTCCACAGACAATGGCGATCCATTTTTATATTTGTGCGATACTGATAAATCACTGCGTCTATTGTTTTCTAATGTGCCTAGTGGATCTTCCCCAAAAGGATATTTACTGGCATCTTTTCTACCAGTTTGATCACGTTTTTCTGATAACTTTGGGGGAGTTGATGGTTCACCACCAGCTTCAGCGCCGGTATCTTTACCACTATCATCTCCTCCTTCAGGAGCAGTGTCAGTCCCAGGCTCACTACCACCTGGTTCAGCTCCGCCACCACCGCCGCTTTCACCCTCCTTATCTTTTTTATTTAAAAAGGATAGAGCTGGATCATTGCCTTCTTCTTCAATCTGCTTAAATCTATAATTTCCTTTAGCGTCGTCGATTAGTTGTTTTTGCAGAGTTATCATATCATGATCTGATAAACCAAAGATATTTTCATAAATCCATTTCTTAGAAAATACTTTTTGTTCTTGCATATCTTTGCAAAGTTCCACTTTGCTCTTATATACATCGATTTTTTCTTTTTCAAATATAGTGGACGGATTAGTTAATTCCAGTGTAAAATCTACTAATGATTCGTCTCTATATCCTTGGCTATATAAATGAATAACCGCAATTTTATTCAATTCACTAACCATAATACGTTGTATACGTTCTACTGTTCTAGCAAATCTTATGTCTTCAGCTGCTAATGTAGCTTTACCACTCAATGATTCATCATATCCCAAAAATGCTTTGGGTATCTTAAGTGCTGCCATCATTTTATTACGAAGATACTCAATGTCATCGGTACCAGTCCACTCTAATCCAGATAAATTTTCAATACTGGTTCCACTATCACTACCACGAACAGGCAAGAAAAAGTCCTCTACCATGTTTTGTAGATTGAATCTTAAATTATAATCTCCGGTTTCTTGATCCAAATATGGTACCTTTTTCATTTGGTCCATAATACGTTGCATATGATTGTCAACTTCATTTGGTGGAATATTACCAATATCAACTTTGAAAATGCGTTTTTCAGGCGCACGCATAATACGATGAATTAACATTGCGTCTTCCATCAAACTCAATTGTTTCCAAACACGTCGGGCGCCTTCTAAAGTACTTTTTCCATATGGGAGAAAGTTACTATCGCTCAATAATCTAAAATGAGCAATTTGATAGTTCTCCAAATCCTCCATCTTGTTTCCATATGGCAAATTGACTTGAAATTTAACAAAGTTTTTATTGGTCAAATGTGCATTTTCTACACGTGTTACATAATATGTACTCAATGGTTCTACCAAATAAACACCATATTCAGGGCTAATATGAAGTCGTAGATAAAAATCACCATATTTAACCATACACCGTGACCAACTCCATAAATTAAACTCTATGTTCAAAATATCATAGAATAGATTGTGCAAAATGTTTTTAATTTCATCGTTGGAAGATTTGATATGAATTACTTCACCCATTTCATTTCGGGTTGTACATTCATCTGCATAAATGTCCAACGCAGATGATAGAATTGGATCCATATCCATTGTATCATAATCACGAAATAGTTCTACACGACTGCTTTGATATGATAAATTAAAATCTCTAGTATATTGATTATACGAAGTAGTACGTAATCTATTAAACCTGTCTCTTAAACTATTACGATCTGTAGCGTACTGAATTTCATCAGTATCAATAACTTTTAGTTTTTTACCACCAATGTTGCGAACGATCACGTCGTTTGAAAACAAACGCTTCAAACGAGCGAATAAAGACCGACTCCGTAATTCTTGAAAAGATTTATCTGACATATGATTTATCTATAATATATAAGTATTTACATCAACCAAGTTAAACTTTCTTTTTTGTCATTTACCGTGAAATCCATAGTTTTATGATGATCTGGTACCGCGCTTACTTGTTTCGGAATTGAAATTTGACTTGAGACTTTTGATATTTTTGAAATGATTGCACGGTTATAAGCTATTTGTTCATTTCTAAGCTTCAACGCTGTTTCACGTATCCACAATCCAATTCCAATTGCCATAACTAAATCGTCATTATAACCCCTCATCGCTTCTGCTTTGGGTCCGTTCCAAACGAACACATTCAGTTCTTCATATAATCTTTTAGACTTCATAATCACTTGTTTTTGTCTAAAAAATAACTCCAAATTACTTACGATTAAAGGTCTATTTTTACTAGTTGTTGTAAATCCAGGAATTAACTTTTTATCAGCTGTATTTAATTTATTAGAATATGTTTTTTCTACATCAATCACCGTCAAATCAGTTGCGCTATAAAACGTATTTTGATAGTCTCGGTCAATAATTTGTTGTAATGTAGCCCACCCTATAGTGTTATTTTCTACCACCAATAAAGCATTGTTATATTCAGTAGCAACACTAACCAATAAGTTTCCATAATCTTTTGTAGTTAACTGACCTTTATATTCAGCTACTTGTTCCAATGTTTCTATATCTATAACGTGGAATGCACTAAAATCACCACCGTCTCCTCTAGCACAGTCAGCTGTCAATATGTAGTTTTTACTATAATTAGGATAATCCCAGATCCATAGGTCTTGATTGTTACCTCGCTTTTCAACAGGATCTTTTAGATGTGTTTGTTTGTAAAACTCAAGAATATCTACACTTACAACTTGATTACCAGATGTACTAAAGTCGCAATCACATTCTTGTGCTGCACCTTTTACTCCTGACAACTCAGTTTGTTTATCTCTCCACGTTTGATCTCTTTCTGGGTGTAAATGCCAAGGTAATCTAATTGTTTTAAAATTATTCTTGCCTTCTTCAGATTCGACCCAAATTTTATGGAAGAAATTGCCAACACCGTTTGGCGTACTTAGTATAATAGCTCTACCACCAGTAGACAGTGTATATTGAGAAGACAGCCAAATTTCTTCAATACCATCGATAAATGCGGCTTCGTCGATAATTAGTAAAGATAGTGCTGATGAACGACCTGCTGTGCCGGCGGATGAAACTGCTTTGATTTGTGAACCATTTTTTAATCGTAATGACAATCTATTATCTTCTACACAAGGAACTTTTAACCAACTTGGAAGGTTATCGTTTGCAAATCTTACCTTAGTGACAATTTCTTTCGCTGTTTCTTGCGTAATACTAATACAAAGAATGTTCTTATCATTATGAAATGTCATTAACCACAAACTATAAGCGGCTGTAAGGGTACTGATACCCATCTGACGACTCTTAAGAACAATGTTTAATTGATTATCAACAAAGTTTTGTAAAGCATCTTCTTGAAATGGATATAGTTCAAATGCAACCGTGCCTCTAATAGGATGTTGAATCTTAACATACTTCTTCATAAAGTATATAGGATCCTCTATACACTTCTTATACTCTTGTTTTATTATTTCTCTGAGATTTGGCTGACTCATATTTTTCTTCGTATTCTTTTATCTTAGGGGTCAGTTCATCTAATCGTATATCAATAACCCCTATATCTTTAATTAAATCTTCAAATATTTTATTGTAATCTATATTGCCATCCCATTTTTCAAATGATCCATCTTCTTCAAGAAATGTAACATCTTTATCTTTATTTTCTTCACAGAACTTTTTACTTTCTTCAAACTTTTTCTTATAATCTTCTAAAATACTACGTTCATTTTTTAAATCCTGCAGTTCATTATAGACATCAAACATACCCATCAATTTTAACTCAGTTTGAAAATTAATAAAACAGTCGTAACAATATCCAGTTTTAGGCCAAACTCGGTCGTCCAAATAATTGCCCCATCGAACATCCATATTACACGTTTTACAACGTTTTTCATTAATAATCGTGGCACGTTTTGAAACTCTGCGTTTACTATTATTCTTCCAAACCCATTTGTGTCCTTGACTATCCTCCCATTCTTCACCTTCTTTGCGTTTATTGTTCTCCAAATTGGCATCGTAGCCAACTTGTACGAATGGACGATTGCCTTCTAGGTAATCTTTAACGATGCCTAGATTACTTTTACCTGATGCTTTCTTCATAACAAATACGTATTTAATTTATTTCTTAAACTTACTTCCAAGACCTTTTATAATAAAACTTCCTGTAATTTTAAATGGATCACTGTAAATACTTGAATCTCTCACAACTATACCTTCGTGTTTTTCTAAATCGCCAATTTCACTGGTAGCATTTTTTAATATTTCGTCTCCCAATTTAATTGTGGTTAAATAAACAATAGTATCATTAACTATTTTATTTACATCTTGACCGGCAAAATCTTGACTGATATTTTTACTATCAACCGATTTTAAAAATTGTTCACGGGTAATCAGTGGCGTTTTAAACTGTAATCCTTTTAACCAGTCTTTCAAAGACTTAGTTACAGCTTCACCTGTGGGATACAACGTAACTGATTGCGTCAAAACACTCGCTAGGTTTGGTTTTGATTTGAAAGTAGTATCAACACTACCCAATACCTTAAAACCACTCTTCATAGCAACCACATTTAATTTGTTTATATAAGATTGCATAGCTGTTTTATCATACGGTATTTCAACAGCTTCTCTTGATTTAACACTTCCATCTTTACCAAAAGTTTTTGGCTTAATTTCTTTTAACCCGTGAATAGCTAAAAAGTTTCCAATTTCTCCATATCCAAGTACATTTGTTTGACCCTCTACATATTCAATGTTGAATAGTATATTAGGATTATCTAATAAACCCAATGTCTTTAACTCAGTTTGTGTAGATGAAATTGCTGCGTCGAATATATTAATAACTTTAGCCCCTATATTGACAAATCCATGACCAGCTCCAAATCTTGTTTGTAAGTCCTCAGGTCGCATTCCTTTAATATCAAGCGGTTTTGCTGATCCACGATCCATTACAAATTGACCGTTTACCATACGAATACTTGCATTAACACCGTCAATCTTTACACTGCCAGCTCCTTGTTTTAAAGATTTAACTGATTTTGCAAATACATCTACCAATTTAGCGCCTGTATCGGCAAAATCAAATGGGTGTGCCATATGTCCACCAACACCGCCTTCACTAATTACTTCGTTTAATATATTATTTAGTCTTATCATATGGTTTTAAAAATGTTTTATCAAATACAGGAATTGCTTTTTTGTAAGAACTCTTTGTTTCATCAAGAGCATTATCTGTAAATTGCCAATTCCAAAATAATTCATTTGGCGTTTTGAATCCAAAAAATTGTAATACTTCTTTTTGTGTTTGAGTAACATCTTTTCCATTCCAATTTTGACCAGTAGCAATAAATCCTGAATCTATATCTTTTACTATATTGCTTTCACCCAAAGTAGAATGTCTGTTCTCAATCCACGTCAATCTTTCAATTAATTTCTGATAAAAACCGTTAGCTTGTCCCCATCTTACACTAGCAAAAAATAAAACGACATCACTTTCAAATAATTCTTTACTTATTTTCCAAAGTTCATCGCTTTTATTATTTATACTAGCCCAACAACGATGTTCGCCTGTAGGATTTTTCTCTTTATCTTTTAAGGAAGAATCTTTTGTTCCACAATGATTTCCCCATTTAGATGACACATTACCTTCACACGGAAATATGTTTAACTTGGTTGTATCAATCAAAGTTACTTTTTCTTTACCTAATAATTCTTGTATTTTAAATGCAAGTTGTGTACTTTTAGCAATATCGTCTTTGTGACCACTCCATCTATTACTAGTGGTTAGTAATAATACTTTGTTCTTGGTACGTAAATAATCTATTGTTTTTTTGTATTTACGAGCATAAAGATCCATATCTTGCTCGCTCTGAGGAAGTTTGGCTTCTAATAATAAATCGGTTAAACTGATCATTTTGCTAATTGGTCTAGTTTAGATTGCATAGTCATACCACGTATAACTTCAGGCGTACCACCATTATCTCTATTAAAATAACGCTTATAATTACTTAATGCTACATCCAATTTAGCTTTATCAATAGTCCCTTCAGATAACATTTTTTTTACCATTTCCAAATTATTAACCACTAATACATTGGTATCAGTGATAACTCTGTCGATTAATATTAATAGGGATGGATCAATTGATTCTTTAACTTGTGGTTTGGTTAAATCTTCAATGATTTTAGTCAGTCGTATCATAATATATAAATATACCCATCAAATAAAAAACCCCGCTTATTTCTAAGCGGGGTTCGTTATTATATTTACTTTAGATTAGGAACTAAAACTAGCACCTGTTGGTAGAATGTTGAAATCAAGAATAATGAATTCAGCAGGTCTAGTTGGTTGGATGAAGATTTGTCCGTAAAGAACATTACGATCAATCAAGTCAGGAGTATTGTTTTCATCGTCCATTTTGACTTGGAATGCGTAGATACCGTTACGTTGTTGTACTGATTCCAAGTATGGAGTTACAATACTCAAGAAACGATTTCTTGTAGAAGCAACGTTTTGTTCGAATACCAAGTAGTTGCTTGAACTTGCGATAAACTTCTTCAAGTTGATCAACAAACGACGTACATTGATACGATCCAAAGCGCTTGGGGCGATTTGTAGAGTCTTTTGACCCCATACACAGATACCTTGACCGGGGAATGCTGCGATTGGATTTACACGACCTTCGTACAACGTATCACGTTCACCGTGGGTTACACGATCAAGTACTTGTACAGCGGTTGCAATACCACCACGGTTTAGACCTGCTGGAGCGTACCATTCAGCAGCGGAGTTATCGTTAGCAGCGTAAACTGCTGGTAATACCACTGAAGGAGGAACATTGATAATCTTGTTGGTGTTAGTATCTAGGATCTTAACCCAAGGATAATAAGTACCTACATAATTACTGTCGATTGTGGATACACTGTTGATAGCTGCATCAATCAATCCTACGGTTTGATTGCTTGCTGGGAACACTACGTTATCCATAATGTAGAAACAATCTTGACGAGTTTCACACATATCGATAACCAATTCAGTTACATAACTGTGTTGTTCACGGAATATACCTGGGGTTACAATCAAGTTGATATCAAATTCATCTGGATTACCGATTGCAGCAATAGATTGCTTATAAGCGATACTACCAGGACTATTGATATTTGTACAATCTAAACCTTGTGTATTACCAGCTGTAATATTACCACCCACATTGATTGGAATTGCTGGCCATTGACCTTCAAATCCGCCTTGGAATCCAAGTACGAACTTACGTAGTCTGACATATGTAGATTCATTTACAGCGTCGTAAACACTTGGAATACTACCACTCAATGTTGGAGATAGTAATGATCCTGTACTCACGTATGTACCCTGAGCATAGAATTTACTATTTGTTGTACCCCATACCTTATCTTCTAAATCGAAGTCGATATTTGCACCATTACTATCAGTTGATCCATAGTATGGCAATGGCTTGAAGTATTGCTTAGTGTTATTTTCTACACCTACACCAAATGAAGATGTTGGATATAGAGCTTGAATTTCAGTGTCAGTACCTGGTACACTACCAAATACTGTACCTGATGGATACTTACCAGGCCCTAGACCGTAGATACTTGCCTTACTGTATTGTATAGCAGGTACATAACTACTTGCAGTACTATCAATAGGTGTACTATATGATTCAAATCCGTATGGTACGCAACTTACTGGGTAAGAAACGTCACTGGCTTCAATTCTGATATACTTACTTAATGTGGTAAAATCACCGAATTGAATTATTTTACCAGCATAAGTGATATATGCATATCTGTTACCAATTCTACGAGCAACATAGTTTGCGGATTCTGGATCCAAATTCAAGTTTTGATAGATTTCCAAATACTTTGGCTTCTTATCAGTATCACTATAAGCACGTACTGATAGTGTGAAACTACCCCATTCACTGCCTGGGACAGTACCAGACAACTTAACGTTGCTGATTTCAATCTTGAACTTAGTGTTACTTGGTGTGCCATCGCTCAAAGTGTGAACTTTGAACAACTTGAACTTAGTTGGTGAAGCGGCTACATCAGCACTACCTTTGAATGGAGCAATCTTTTGACTGTAGATCCAAGGGGTAGAAGCATTGGTGATGCTAAATTGACTATCGCCGTTATTCAAATCAGTACTATATTGATCGACAAACTTTAGAGGTTCGCCAACAATTGAACTTCCTGATAGATTGCTTGTGCCTACTTGTAGTTTCCATCCATAAGCACTTGTCTTTTCAGCTACGAACTTCTTGATGCTATCTTCGAATAGAACGTAGTTGTAAGCAGCTTCAACTTTTTGACCAGCCACTTGTTTATTAGGATTGCCAACGGTTGGATCCATACCAAATACGTCTTTGATATAGTTATTATCGTTTTCATTTAAACTGAAGTCGTAGTAACCATATGTACCAGCACTTGTGCCACCAGCTGTATTTGTATAACTATACTTTAATGCCAAGTTGTAAACATTTGCATTAGGGTCGATTACATTCTTATATGGGAATGTACTACTTGTCAATTGGCTCAATGTTGAGGTATTGAATCCGTATACTTCATAATCATTGCTAAATTGTGTAGAAGCATTTTGGGTATTTGCTAATACTGACAAGATCAACTTTTGACGACCTGTTAGTACTGGATTACATTGATCTGGGCTTGCATTGTCTTGACTTGTAAATGCGCCACTATACTTACCGAAGTCACCACTTATCACACCTATTACTTGTAGACCGGCTACACAACTTCCAACACCACGTAGTGAATGGAAACTACCACTTTGTAGTGTTAGTGTTGTGCCTGCTTCTACATTGAAGTTTGATAAATTGTAAGCGATATTACCATTGAAGTAAGATGAACTTACTAGATCAATGGTTGTTGTACTTTCATCAAATGCTGTGGCCACGGATGTTTCGGCATCTATATTTGCGCCTTGTAAACTTGATGTCAACAAGAAGAATTTAGTACCAACTGGCTTTGCATTACCATTTGCTAGAGTAGCGGTACTAAATTTACGTACTAATAACCCAGAAGAAACTGTACCGATATCAACTGTTTTATTAGCGTACAAGATACTACCACTTAACTTACCTACACCGTCAGCGTCATCTGCAGTTACACCACTTGTTACAGCTGCGGATCCGAATTTTACATTCAACGATCCACTGATTGTCATCGTCGAAATATCAATGCGTTGTACCAATTGAATTGAAGAACTCAATCCAGCACCACTCAAACTCGCAGTTGTAAATGATAATGATGAATTTGCACCGTAGTTAGCAAAAACCAAACCAAATGTATTTGGAGCAGTAAATGATGCGGTTAAGTAATTATTGTTTGAACTATCAAATGTTAGTTTGAACTTACTTGAACCACCACCTCCGACAGTAACACTACCACTTATACGCGATTTATCAAAATCAAATGCGGCCAAAGAATGATCTACTGAAGATCCCGCTTTTGCAACTTTACCGTTTCTGGCAACAACAGAGCTGCTAAACAATTCATAATGTCTTGTGGAAACAACTTTGTATACTTTACCCAAACTGGATGAAGTTGCCAAAGAAGCTGAAAGTGCATTGATTCCAGTAACACTTCCGACTGTAGCTAAATATGATGAAATTTCAGCAGTTGTTGCTCTCGTAAATGTAGCTGATCCTGTTATACCACTGCCTACTGAACCCTTAATTTCAGCCGAACCAGTGATGTTAACAGCGGTACTAGTTTGTTGATAATTAACGTTTGATACATAGTCAGTAGTATCAATATACATAAATGAAGCTGTTGTGATAGCTCCTTTATCAGCGTTTCTGTCCCAGATACCTGGTTGGGCATATACAATCAATGGATTCTTTTGCCAGTAACCGGTTAGACCACCTACACGAACAATGGTAACTATACCTTGTTGTAGTAGATATTCTTTCGCTGTGTATGGTCCATAATACACACCATCAGCGACACCGAATCTTGTTTCCAAGTCGGATACGCTGGTTATTGTATTTGGAAAAAACGCTGGTCCGTCAGCGAATGGAGCAATAATTGCTCCTCCAATGTTTGCTACTCCTTGAGCCAGACCGGAGAGGTCATTTTCACGTGTGAATACACCTGGGCTTACTATATTTTGTGTTGGGGCGAATCTTCCGCCTTCTGTTATTGGCATAATATTAATATCCTTTCGAAGTTATATTTAATTTATAAATATAACTGAAAAATCCAAGAACTAACTATTTATTATATCTTTAAATTTTTTGTTCTATTAATAATTGATCGATAACATCAATAACCATCTTTGGGGTTATTTCTTTGGTACATTCAAATTCTTCTTTTTTATCTGATTTTGGACACCATTTCCAATTTCCCTTATCAAATAAAGAATCATTCCAACATCCTGTACATACTGAGTGATTTTGCACTCTATATGGAGTTTCAAATTCAGCATATGGATAAGAAAACCCACTAATAAGTACAACTGGCTTTTTAACTGCCCAAGCTAACCAAGATAAGCCAGATGGTAAACCAATAAAGAATTCGCTGTGGTGTATCTGATTCATACGATCCACAAGTGGTTTATCTCCTGTATAATCTAACGCATTTGATGGCATATTGTTGACACAATCCCGGCCATTACCAAATACTTTATGTTTATCGATACAAATTACTTCAAAATCTTTGGATTTAAGATACTCGATTACTTTTTCCCATCCGCCTTTATTATTCCAATATTTGGCTTGACAGGTACTTTGTGTTGCGATAGTAACATATCTTTTCTTTAGTGGTCGTTCTTTGATTTTAAAATCAATCAAAGGCGACTCTGGTTCATATGGCAATCCCAAATAATCACTTGCTATTTTTTGCAGTGGTTGTTTTCTAGGATCAGATTTACATCTATCATTGTTTGCTCCATTTTCGTCAACATAATATCCCAATTTGTAAGTAGCGAATACATCCGATACAAATTTGTTATTGTCAATAAACTTAATTTTAGGATATTTTTTCTCAAAAATATTTTTTAAAGGCAATTTTACGTAAAGATCGCATTCGTGTTTCTTTCTGAATTGTTCTATGATAGGCATCCAAGCTAATTGATCGCCTAAAGAAAAACTTTCATATTCAATCAATACCTTTTTATTCTTTAAATTAAATTTATAAGTTTCTACCAATTCATTTGTCTTATTATCTTTAATATGAATTTCATAAGGAATGTAATATGTAAAATTACAACTTCCCCACCAATTATGTTTTAAATCAGTTTCGTACTTAATCGTGTCGTCGTCACTATTATAGAATGTGACGTGGAAACTTTGATCTGTATCCAATGGATTGTCTACTTCTATCTTAGCTGCGTCATTGAACGTATATTTAAATATAGCTTTTGTTTTAATACTTTGTTCATTCTTTTTTATATTTTCATAAACATTAATATGACGAATGGCGAATAATCTTTCGGTATAGTGATCATATAAATCAATTAATTGATGCACGCGATTGAAGTAAGAATTTTCGTTTGCGGATTGAAGTGCTTTATTTTTATACGTGTCATAATCACTAGTTATCGTTTGTACAGCAGACTTGATTTGTTCTACATTGCGATCAACTACAATCATACCGTTATATGATTTTTCTTCAAATGTACCTACTACAGGTAAACCACAACTCATTGCTTCTAACAAAGTTAAATTGGGATGTCCGGCTTCTAATTCAGATGGGTGTAAAAATATAGAATGATCATTGTATAAATTAATTAATTGTTCCTCCGTTAAATCAAATAGCTTGGTTAATTTATCGTAATTATTTAATTCAGAATCTAAATGATCAAAGAACTTTTTATTATTTGATGGACCAGCAATTGTAATTGGATATCCTAATTCTTTAGCAGCTTTAATTGCGTATACAAATCCCTTTCTGTCATAAGATTGATTATTCGCATAACCATTATTTGCAACGCATAACAATTTATTTACATCGTTTTTATTATTTTTGCACACGAATACATCTGTGTTAACCGCGTGAGAAAAGTAACGTAATTTCTTACTGCCAAAATAATCAACCAAATATTTGGCTGGACATGTTGATAGTACACTGTTCTCAATAGCTTGAAGGTTTTCTTTATATACATCTGACTCTTTACCATATAAATAAGAATGGTGATCGTGTAAACTAAAGATATACGGTATACCACGTTTATGACATTCGTTCGCAAGATTTGCTACGTGGACGTGTACAATTGTGTCATCCGCATAATGAATTTCATTCAAATATTTTATTTGACAATCCAATCCTTTATTATTTAGAAGCTGGTAGTAATCCCAAATAATTTTTTCAACCGCTCCCCATCCATTGGGTGGAATAGGCAATAAACCCAGATTAACTTGTATAATTTTCATTGTGTAATATCAATAGAACCGTTAATATCTATATCCTCAAGTCGTCTAAAAGATTTTTTATAACTCCTCAACAAAATTTTATTTTGATCATATAGATTGTTTTCGATTTCGTAAAAGTTATCATTTTCAAAATCATTTGCTAAATAGAAGCAAACTTTATCTGATACATTGTATGTATGATAATTCTCCATTGTTCCGTTCTTTTTTATTATTATCTCATTTATTCTATCATCTACTTTATTATTAATATAAGTTAAAACGCCAAACTTATTTATATTCTTCATTCTCAGTACAGATAGATATTCTACCATCGAG